ATTGACAAAGTGATTTTAAATTCATTTTATGCGTAAATTATTTGTAGTTAGTTCTTCTATCGCCCCAAAGCCTGGGACTTTTACATATAGTCCAACTCGCTCTGTGTTTGGAGCAGAGGAACGATTTAGGCAAACGATCTTTACAATCAATTCGATACAAGCATCATTTCCTGATGATAAAATTGTAGTTGTGGATTCATCAGAAAACTATGCAGATTACATTGTGACATTAAGGCATCTTAAGAATGTTGAGTATTTGCCCGTCAAAGAGTATGCGCCAGAAATCTTTAATCTTGTAAATCATCATCAAAATAAAAGTTTATGTGAGTGTGCACTTTTAAATAGTTATTACAAGAAATTTAAAAGTGAAATTAAAGAATATGACTATGTAATTAAGACAACTGGTAGATATTTCTACTTCAATTTTAATGATGCATTGTTCACTCAAGAGAATACAAACAAGATTTTCTTCAAGAAACCATTAAATTTTGAATGGAATGATAATTGGAGATACCAATTTGTAGATCGTAGAATACAGCAAAACAATAATCGACTGCATCAATACTGCACGGTGTTATATGGGTTTGGTATTCATCAGTTTGACAAGTTTATAGACATAAACGATGCAGTTGTAAATCTTCTAAGCAACGAAAAGATGGCGCACTACGATATCGAGACTTTGTCGTATTACTTTACTAGACCATTCGAAAAGGATATAATTGAGACTGACTGGATAGTTTCAGGATGGGATGGAACCTCAGCGCGATTCATGTATTACTAGGTGTTATATGAAAACCACTTTAATTATTGTTGACGACTTTTATCAAAACCCCGACCAAGTAAGAGCATATGCTTTGTCGCAGCCCTTCGAAGTCTCTGGAAATTATCCAGGAGTTCGAACAAAGCCATGGCTTCCTGATGATTTAAAGAATTCGATCCAATACATCATGCAAAATGCAGGCGGTCGTATCACCAATTGGTTCGAAGATTCTGGGTACACTGGCGCATTTCAAATTTGTACTGCAAAAGATCGCACGTGGATCCACGCCGACAGTTTTAATACTTGGGCTGCTGTTTGTTATCTGACTCCAGATGCACCGCTCTCATCGGGAACTGCTTTGTATCGATGGAAAGAAACAAAAGAATATGAACGAGCTGATAACAACGCACCATATCTTGATGGATATGATTATACGAAATGGGAAAAGGCAGATTATGTTGCGAACAAATATAATCGTATTGTTCTTTATCGCGGCAATCTATATCACGCTTCACTAGATTATTTCGGCAATAATCTAGAAAATGGTCGATTATTCCAAACATTCTTCTTTAATACGGAATACTGATGAAGATCTTACATGTAGTATTTTCTACAAATCGAATCAGATATTTGATGCCGACTCTAGAGTCTTTAAAGAATCTAGACTATGGGAATCACACAGTCGATAAATTAATCATAGACGATTACCCAAGAAATAGAAATATTGCCATATTCGATTTAATCGCAAAGGTTTATGGATTTAATGTAAGATTCAACGAAACCAACTTGGGACTTTCTGTGAATTGGAGCGCATTCTTTGATTGGCTCAAAACGCAAGACTACGACTATATTCTACATCAAGAAGACGATGTATTATTAACGAGTCCCATTCGGATTGACGATTTAATCACGGTTCTAGAATCAGATGAAAAGATGGCTTCAGTCGTTCTTCAACGCCAGCCATGGTATTTCCATGAAACAGAATCTACCACTGATCCGACTGATATTAAAATTGGAAACTATTACTATAGTCAAAATGTAAAGACTTTCCCGATTATATTCTCTTTGTATCGTAAGAACGTAATCGAATATGCGTTTCGAGAGTACTGGAAATTCAATGTGAACGAAGGAATGATCATGGTTTATCTAAATTTCTTTCATCAGATGTATTCTGCGACTCTAAAAGGATCGAATAGCGAGAATCTAATCTTTCATATCGGAGAAGAGACCGTTGGTAAACGGCTCGAGCCAGGAGAGCCAAACTGGGAACAATTTGCGCATATGGACCCAAATCGAGTCTATGACTCTAGAAATGGGAAATTGGTGGAGTAACTAAATATAGAATACTCAGAGAGGTTCTAAATGGCGCAACCTAGCACTCGAACTCAACTTAAAGATTACTGCCTCCGCAAACTCGGATTTCCCGTAATTGATATCAATGTCGACGATGACCAGCTCGAAGATCGTATTGATGACGCACTCCAATACTTCTCGAACTATCACTATGATGGAACTGAGAGAGTTTATCTGGCACAGGCTTTAACAAATGCAGATATTCTAAACGGATATTTGCGACTTTGCGATAACATCGTAGGTGTGTCTCGTGTATTTGCGTTTACAGGAACGACAGTTGGTTCAACTTCTTCTACTGGTTTTAATATGTTCGATATTAACTACCAGTTGCGTCTAAACGATTTTTACAATCTAACATCTTCTTCGTACACATATTACGTTATCGCTCGTGAGCATCTAGCGATGCTTGATATGATCGTTACTGGCGAGATGCCATACACATACAATCGAAAAGTAAATAAACTAGAAGTTATCACCGATTGGAATAAATTTAACATCGGAAACTATATGGCTTTCGAAGCGCATAGAGTTGTCGACGAAGAAACTTATAGCAAGGTCTATAACGATTTATGGTTGAAAGAATATACCACTGCTCTCTTCAAACAGCAATGGGGAACAAATTTAAAGAAATACGGTAACTATGTTCTTCCTGGTGGTTTGGTCATCAACGGTCAGCAAATTTATGATGAAGCGTCGTTAGAAGTAGAAAAACTAAATGAAAAACTTCGCGACACTTACGAAGAACCAACAATGTTCTTAGTGGGCTAAAATGGCAACTAGCGTATATTTCAATAATCAAAGAGCAACCGTTGAGCAAAATCTTCTTGAAGATTTGATTATCGAATCAATCAAGAATCACGGCATTGACGTTTATTATTTGCCAAGAGAATCTCAATCATATATTGGTGAATTGTTTGGCGATGATCCAGTAAAATTATATCGAAAGTCAATCAAGATAGAAATGTATCTTGAGTCTTTCCAAGAATACGAAGGCAATAAAGAATTCTTCTCTAAATTTGGTCTTGAGATTCAAGAAACTGCTCGACTTTGTATGGCTCGTAGAAGATTTGAGTGTCAAGCAGGCGCAATCATGGGTAGTGGTTGGCATGTTCCGAAAGAAGGCGACTTAATCTATCTACCAATTCAATTTAAATTGATGGAAATTAAGTTTGTTGAAGAAGAAAAAAACTTTTTTCAATTAGGCAGAGACTCAAAGAATCCATACATGTATGGATTGACAGTTGAAGCATTCAAGTATAATGGCGAATTGCTTCAAACTGGAACAGAAGAAATTGATCGTATTGCTGACGTCCAAGGCTATGCACTTGAACTAGATGTTAATGCTGGTGGAACTGGAACATTCCAACACTTTGAGGTTGTGTATCAAGGCGCAAGTCTTGCAGCTGCAACTGCAAAGGCAGTTGTTGCTAAATGGAATTTACCAACGAGAAAGTTGAAGTTACGAAACGTCTATGGCGCATTTACTGGTGGCACATTGATCAAAGGCGTTACGAGTAACGCTCAATGGACGTTGAATGAAGCGCCAGATGTAATGAGAAATATTAATAATGAGAACATGGAAGATAATGAAAGGGTCGAGCAAGAAGCTGACGGAATTATCGACTTCACTGAGATCAATCCGTTTGGTGAGCCATAATGTTATCTAATATTCACTTTTATCATCGCATCACTCGTAAAATGGTGGTTGCATTTGGAACGTTGTTTAACAACATTCGCTTGGTTCGCTATAACAAAGCAGGCACTCAAGAAATTGAACGCATTAATGTTCCTTTGCAATATTCGCAAAAAGAAAAGTTCTATCAACGTATAACGCAAGATCCTGAACTCACAAAAGAAGTTCAGATTACATTGCCAAGAATGTCATTTGAGTTGACTGCAATATCATACGACCCACTGAGAAAAAGAAATTTATTTACTGAGAGTTTTTCTCCTGAAACAAACTCCACAGTAAAGTCGATTCGCACAACACCATATAATTTTGAGTTTGAGTTAAACATCTATGTTCGTAATACTGAAGATGGCACTCAAATTGTAGAACAAATTCTACCATACTTCAATCCTGATTATAACTTGACTATTGACATCATTGGCTTATCTGATCAAAAGGTAGATATACCATTTATTCTACAAAATGTTTCATACAGAGTTGATGATGTTGGCACTGGAGATACAACAAGAGTATTGATTTGGACGCTTACCTTTACTGCTAAAGGTTATATGTTTGGTCCGATCGTTTCTCGCGATATCATTAGAAAGGCAACTGCGAATACATATAATGCAGTCTTTGAATTAGACAACAAGCGTTCACTAACGATGAACGCAAGCACTGGCACTGGTAACTATCAAGCTGGTGAACTCGTATTCGAAGGGCGCACATTGAGCGCAGCAAATGCAACAGGCTTTGTTGATAGTTGGAGCAATACAACTAAAACATTAATTGTTTCCGATGTAAACGGAATTCTCAGAGCAGATCGTTATTTAACTGGCGCAGTCACAAATACTGCATATAAGATACAAACGTTTAATACAGCCGATAGTCAATTGACAAAATTGGTTATTGTACCAAATCCGACAACAGCAAATGCTCAAACAGCATTTGGTTTTGATGAAACAATTCTTGAGTTCCCAAATATAAGTTAATATGAGTGAAGTTGATAAAAATCTTTCTGATATTTTAAACACTGATTATATTCCTGTGGTGAGCGAGGGTAATAAAAGTGTTACTATTCATGAGCCAGACAGATCAGCTGATAATCCTGACGCTGACTATTCTCGTGCTAATTATTACAACCTTATCGAAAAGGGTAATGAGGCTTTGGACGGCATTCTTGAAGTGGCAAAAGAATCGCAGCACCCAAGAGCGTATGAAGTAGCAGCAAATATGATCAAGAATCTCTCTGATGTCACAGAGAAATTAATGATTCTTCAAAAGCAGCAGCAAGAACTTCAGCCAAAAGAATTAGCAGCACCAACCAATATCAATGTAGATAAAGCAGTATTCGTTGGAAGCACTGCTGAATTATTGCGACAATTAAAGAATGAATCGAATAGCGGCTAAACTAAAGCATTATCTTGGGAATCCACGCCTAAAACGAGTTAACATGGCGATGAATCTCACTGAGGATGAAGTCCGTGAGTTCGTTAAGTGTGCTCAAGATCCAACATACTTTATTGAAAACTATGTTAAGATCATTACACTTGATAGAGGTTTTGTTCAGATTGAACTCTATCCATTCCAAAAACAAGTCGTCAATGATATCAATAACAATCGCCGCGTGATTGTAAAGGCAGGTCGTCAGGTTGGTAAGACTACGATTATCGTCGGATATATTCTCTGGTACATTCTATTCAATCAAGATAAGACTGTCGCAATTCTTGCTAACAAAGCCAGCACATCAAGAGAAATTCTTGCTCGTATCAAACTAGCATACGAAGCATTACCAATGTGGATTCAGCAGGGCGTCAAAGTCTGGAACAAGGGCGACATTGAATTAGAAAACGGATGTCGCGTCTTGGCTAACTCTACTGCTTCAAGCGCGATTCGTGGTTTTTCTATCTCGCTACTATATCTTGACGAGTTTGCATTCGTTCCAAGTAACATCGCTGAAGAATTCTTCACGTCCGTTTATCCAACAATTTCTTCTGGTACAACTTCTAAGATTTTAATCTCTTCAACGCCAAATGGCATGAATCACTTTTATAGGATGTGGACTGAAGCAGTTGAAGGTCAAAACGGATTTACACACTGTGAAGCAAACTGGCGTCAGGTGCCAGGTCGTGATCAAAAATGGGCAGATGAACAGCGTCGTGTTCTTGGTGAACAAAAGTTTCTTCAAGAAATGGAATGTGAGTTCATGGGATCTTCTGGAACCCTACTTTCAGCGGCTGCACTTAAATCTCTTGCATTCGTCAAACCGATACATCTAACTGAGAATGGAATTAAGATCTATCAAGCTCCGATTCCAGAACACAATTATGTTATTATTGCAGACACTTCTCGCGGTAAAGGGTTAGACTACTCAGCATTCAGCGTTATAGACGTCACTAGTATTCCATATCGACAAGTTTGTACATATAAGGATAACAATATCAGCCCTCTTGTATATCCATCGATTATCAAACGCATGGGCGATTACTACAATCAAGCGTATGTGTTGGTAGAAATTAATGATAATGGTCAACAAGTGGTCGATTCTTTGTTTGAAGATTATGACTACGAGAATATTCTCTCGACTGTAGAGATTAAAGGTAAAGTTGCAATCACTTGGGGTTATGGAAATAAATCTTATAGAGGAATTCGAACAACAAAATCTGTAAAGCGTCTTGGATGTTCTCTTATGAAGAATCTTCTTGAGAGTCAAAAATTAATTATACAAGATTTTGAAACCATATCAGAACTCTCGACCTTCATATCTAATGGAACTAGTTTTGAAGCAGAAGAAGGTAGTCACGACGACCTTGTAATGACTCTTGTCCTATTCTCCTGGATGACCAATCAGCAGTTTTTCTCCGAATTAACAAACACTGATATCAAAGCCAAACTTCATGAAGAGCAGATGAGGCAGATCGAAGAAGAACAATTACCTACGTTTTTAGGTGGACATACCGACGTCGACGATAACGATGGTAGTTATGTAGAGGATGGTGCTGTGTGGCGACCTGTTGTAAATAATTGAAAAACCCCATTTTACTAAATAAACCGTAGATTTCTTAATCTCCATTTAATAGGAGCAAAAACATGGCTTTTCTAGTATCACCAGGCGTGAATGTATCCGAAATTGACGCAACTACAGTTGTCCCATCAGTTTCCACATCCACTGGCGCAGTTGCTGGCGCGTTTCAGTGGGGTCCAATCGATGTTGCCCGTTTAGTCGGCTCAGAAGATGAGCTCGTAGAACTATTCGGCAAACCAGATTCAACAACTGCGTTGACATTCTTCACCGCTGCAAACTTCCTCGCATATAGCAATAGCCTATATGTTTCTCGTGCCGACGCTGCAACGCTAAACACTGCAGTCGCTCTAAACGTCGCATCTTGGGCAAGCAACACCAAGGTTCGCAACGAAGATCACTACTTCAACAGCTTCTTCACCGCATCAAACGCCGACATCATTATGGCTGCTCGTTATGCTGGTTCACTAGGAAACTCGCTGAAAGTTGCAATCTGCGCAAACGCAAACGCAACAGCATTCTCAACTTGGACATATGCTCCATTTTTCGATGCTGCTCCTGGAACTTCACAGTTTGTTGCTGCAACATTTAAGTCTAACGCAAACGATGAAATGCACATTGCAGTTATCGACGAAGATGGCTTGATCAGCGGAACAGCAAACACCGTTCTAGAGCGTTTCGCAAATGTCTCCAAGGCAACAAATGCTCGAAAAATGGAGCAT